TTTATTGATATATTCCTGTACACCACGTACCATACGTATATCTGATGTAGGGTATGGTGTACGGGTATGAATATTTATCATTGGTACTATTGGGTAGTGTTCAGTAGGGAGTACCCGTTTATATAAAAGCTTGTCTCCCATTACCACAACTTGACAGCATCTCTTTACAGTGACCTGTACAACTTCAATCTCACCTGATTTAATAAGGTCTCCATAGGTAACCTCTTGAACATCTGGTTCTTGTTCTGGAGGAGGTATGGTTTCAGGGTCATACCCTTCTTGGACCATTTGCTGCACTTGCTGCTGATGTTGCTGTATAATGTTTTGCTTACCCATTTGAATAAGTTGCATAGCAGACCTTTCGTCTGTCACTATCTGCCCATCAATTACCCATGCAGACTTCTGTATATAATTACCTAAATACTCCTCCTCCTCAAGAAGCTCTTCTTTTTTAGACCATCTCTCAAAAGTACGATACCGTTCAAGTTCCATTTTGTAATAACGCTCATATCCGCGTACATATTCAGATTCAGGCATCTGTCCAACATCTTCTGGAAATTGAACCTCTCCATCATCAGTCCTTTGAGTTACAGGTCTATCATCAGTATAAGAGCCGCTTGCATTTTGTATTTTCCGCTTGTACATAGGATATAGTTTCTTAGCCTGTTCTTTTGTAAATTGCCGAGATATAATAATATTCTCAGCATCATCAAAGAACCTATGACGCGCGTTCGGGTCTACGAAGACATCCATTGGGTCGATATCAGTTATTTTAACTTCGCCCTTACCATCATCAGCTGAAGGGTCTTGCATTACCATAACATACCCCATACCAGTAACATAGTAGTCATCTACAGCCTCACGTATTACATTGCGTCCGTCAGAGATATCATAGATATATGCGAGTAAGGCACTAAGAACATTAGCTACCTTTTTGTCGGAATCTTCTCTGGGGGAGCATCGAAACGAAGGCCTATTAGCTGTAAGCATAGCTTTAGCTGTTTCTACTGCTGGATGAATTCTATTAATAACAATAGGCGCTTGACCACGTGCTTCTAATGCATCGGATTGCGCCTTGGTCCATTGACGGCCTAGTCGGAACTCTCTATCCTCCTTAGCCTGTTTAGCCCAAGTCTCTCGCCGTTGGCGATAAATTTCGTATAATTGTTTAGTTTCGTCTATAACTGACGGTTTTGTGGAGTTTGCCATGGCCATAATTTACGGACTACATAACCAACCAATCAAGCTTTTTATGACTGTCCGTATCTTTATCATCCTTTTTTACGAATTCCACTACCCTACAAGGCTTATGACGGTCAAGGGCAGTCCATACTGCATCCATGACATCATCATGCTTTCCTTTAGGATAAGATAGGAATTCCTGTTGAGCTGTTAAATCCTCTGGTCGAAAGAAAAACTGCTTTTTTGCAAACATAGGCACTAAAGACATCAATCTTTCGCTCTTACGCGTTCTAGGCTTTACACCCTTTTCTAATCCGGGTATGTACAATGATTCAACACGCATTATCTCACGCGTTGCTGTACGCAATGCTTCCTGATAACCGGTCGTTTCTATCATCATTCTACGTGGGCGATACTTTTTAAACGTGTCAATAAGCTTCTGAGGCTGTTCAGCAGGCGATATCCTTTTACGGAAAATATCGAGCACGTATTTGTTATTATCTGAATCAACCCCGATAGTAGCGATACAGAAGTAATCAGCACGAATTGATAAAGAACTAGCAGGGTCAACGCCGCAATATACTTCAATTGGGATAATCTTCTCTTCATCTGCTACCTTCCTTATTAAGCAATTCTGTCCACTGCGTCTTTCAAAGTCAAAATGATGTAATTGCACCCATTCTGGCTTAAAAGGAGCAGAATCAGGAGATTGTGCTATATTCATATACTCCTGATAGAATCCATTTATATTACCAACAGATTCGAACTCTTTCTTTATGTTTAAAATTCTTTCTCTAGGGAACCTTTCAGGCCATATACTCTCCTCATCGTCATCCCATATAGAATACCACTGTACTTCCCATGATTCTGAGCTCTTTACCCAGTATAAAAAACAATCTTCTGAGATAACCGTCCCAATCATTACAATTTTACCATCATCGGACAATGACGGTATTACTGCTTCCGTCATCCATTTACGATTTTTAGCCCTAGCTTCTAAAGTATTCGCATTTAACTCTGATTCAAAGTCATCTACAATAATTAGATTAGGACGTGTATCTCCTTCAATGAACCCACGGACCCTTTGTCCTGTACCAACAGCTATAATACGGGTTCCATTGGCTAGTATAATATCGTTATTAGTCCATCTTTTAGCCGTGCCACCACCCATATCTCCAAATATTTCTTTAAACTTACGAGACATAGTTAAGTGGTATTTGATACGACTAAGGAAGTTAATGGACTGAGCCTGCGATTCAGAGATAATAACGATAAAAAGGTCCTCATCGCTCTTCTTAAAGGCAACCTTCCATAATGGAAAGATAAGAGAGGTTGTAGTACTCTTTGCCGTGCCACGTGGAGCAGCTATAGCCACCCGTTTCTTGGTCTCATCTCGAAGGTCTCGATACAAATCAATGTGAAATTTAGGTGTATCCTTGTTTAAGGCAGTCGGAAAGCAATACTTACCAAAAAGCCCTATACTATGATAGAGCTTCTTGAGTGCTTGTTGATGTGCATATTGTTCTTCGTAGTCCAATTATTCGGTTGTCTCCTCTTCCTGAGTCTCCTCAGCCTCTTCCAAAGTGGTTCTTGTCGCAATTATCCTCTGCTCCTCTTCCCTAAGTTCGTCGATTAATTTAATAGAACTGGTAGCTTCCAGTTTATCTGTTGTCTTAATAAGGTGTTTTTCCTTCATTCCATGCATATCCTGTAGATTTTCAATAGCACGCATCAAATTAGTGACATCTCCCTTATCCTTAGCCTTTTGGATAGTTGCCTCCAAAAGTTCTAAAGTATAGTCTTCAGTCATTCCATGCTCACTTAAGAGGGTTTGTAGCTCTTCTTTTACCATATGTCTAAATTTCTCCGTTCTTATAGTCCTTCGATAGCGTCTACGTTCATCATCTGACACCGCACCAAAACATACATCAATAGCTAGGTCAGCATCCATATGGCACATTGCATAGGTCATAGCTAGCTTTTGGTACTTCTTAGAACCCATTTTCACATCATGATAGGACTTTCCACTCATTGTAGTGTTGGTTTTACGCCCTTTTGCTTTTAACTTACCAGTTGGGTACTGTGTGTTGTAAAAGGTATACCCCCATGGAAAGCGGATATAAATGTTATGAAAACCCCTATTACCGGGGTATTCGGCCTTATTTAGGACTTTAGCAACATACCCATCATCAGATAAGGCATAATCACCTATTTCGGCCTTCTTCCAATAGACGTACTTCACCTGCTCTTCATCAGCCTCTCTCTGCTGATAAACAGTATATGTACGTATTTTCTCGCCCTTTTTATGATTTATAGTAATGCTGTACATTATTTTAACTCAAAGTGTGGAAAATCGTCGAAATTATTGTCGTTTACCTCAAAGTCGTTGTCCCAGTCTCCGCCCCACCGAATTTGTATATCCATCCTATTAGCCACCCCCAGACAAAACCCTGCAAATAAAGTCTGCCTTTCACGGTCAGACCATCGAACAGGCCAAGGTGTGACGTCAACAGCGCGGCTAGGACTAGAATTATGCTTACCATCAGGGAAACGAACTTTGCTTTTTCCTTCGTCATAAGCTTTGTTCTGTCCCTCTTTGTCCCTATGCCCCTCTAAAACAGAGCAATCCACATGTTTAATCACTTCGTTAAACAATTCTTGTAGCTGTTGGTCACAAGTGCTGAGGTTAGCACGCGACCTTCGTCCGAATTTAGGCATGTTTAGCCGTTATATGCTACTAGAGTTACACCAACACCAGCAGTAATTGAATTCCATCTCCCATATAAGATGGTCCCTGCTACTACTGCTTCTGTTGTTAGAGACGGATAGGCACTTTCAGTACCAATTGTAGTCAAGTCACCTGCTGCAAAGACGTGAATCTTCACAAAATCGCCACTAGAGGGTGTTATAGTCGTAGCAGAGCAAAATTGACTTCCTGTCTGCCCTAATAAGATATTTCCCGCCTCTAT